AACATCTAAAAAACGGCTGTTAGAGTCGTTCTGCACAGCCGTAATAATGCTATCTCTCTTTACTTTCACATCAACAATAACCTTGTCATAAACTTGAGCCATTATAACCACCTCCATTTCGGTTCCACTTCTATTTTTGTGACACTTCCTGTCCAACTGATACTATTTTCCCCTACCTGAAACCGAGGAAAATCCAAAGCAGAGTATTTGTTGTTTGCATTAGTGACGTCTTTATAAACTTCCATCATCTCACTATTAATGGTTACACTGCCATTTATACCATTCAATCCATAATTCGTGCCGTTTACGGTTAAAATGATGTTGCCATTCCCATAAACCGTGATAGTTGGTTCTGCATAAACATTTCCATTGTTGGTAATGGTCTTGGGTGTAGTCAGAATAAAATGATCTGCGAAAGCATTCACAGCATATTTAAAAGGAAAGGTATCAAATTGTATCAGGAATTTCGAGAAACTATTTAAAACTCCGTTCATATCCATTTGATTTTTCACCATGACACGATAGCTTTTATCCGGTTCATTGGAAAAAATAATTTCTCCATACCCATCCAGCCACGCATTGATTTTTTCCGCATACTGAGGTACATCTTTCCCCTTGTTTTTAATGGCACACTCCACTTCTTTTGTATAATTTAGATAGGTCCCTTCGTCGTTATGTAGTACACCGTTTCTTCCCGGAATCTTGATTTCTGAAACCGTTCGCTCCGGTTTCGTGATAGGAGGAACCTTTGTCACGATAATACCCATGTCAGTGCTTCTTATCCCTTTAAATGTGAAATAAGGCTGCATGATTATTTCCCTCCTCTTGCCGAACTGCGCTGCTTTCTCATGAACTCACCTACTCGCCAGAGGTCTGATACATCCCGATCACTCCCATTATTTACATTTGCAATCTGTAAAACTAAATCGCCCTCGTTGATTGTAGTGGCACTTGAGGTATTGGTAATCTGTTGCCTAGCAATATCCACCCCAGCTCTTAGGGTATCACGTATGGATTGCTCTACATCTGCAGCACGGCCTTTCCATGGTTTGATATATCCATCCACAGAATAATCGCCAATCTCTTCAAACTCACGGGAAGGTGAATGGATATCCAATTCATCCCTAGCCGCTTCGATAGCAGCTCTCACAGTTCTTGTAATTGCCTTTACAACTTCTGATTCCCCCTGCTCAATGCCCTTTGCCATACCTAACATACTTTGATAGCCTATTTCAATGGACGCATCCTCTAATACACTGATTTTCTCAATCAACATATCCGTGTAAGTTTGCATCTGCTCTTGAATCAAAGCCTGGTCAGCTTCCCATTTTGCGAGGACTGCTTTCATTCCGTCGCCGCTTCCCCCTTCACTCTTTCCTTTGGGGGCTTTTTCATCTCCTTGGCCTTGGCTTTGATAGCCTCCCCCATCCACAATTCCTTTGGTCACGTTTTCCGCAATATTCTTACCCGCATCATATGCCTCTGTTTCCAAACCATTGAGATCAGATATCAACTCATCTAAATAGTTGGTTTTCAGATCATCTTTCTGATCTTTATAAAACTTATCTGCAATTTCCTGAGCCTTTTGCTGTTTCTCTTCCCAATCTTCGATATATTTTTGAAAAGAAGCATCACTTTTACCAAGAAGCTTTTGTGCGACGTCCGCCCCATCCTCAACGCCCATTCCAGCAATTTCATTGAGTAACCCATCGGAAATACCCTTTCCTTTTAAATCGTCCAGAGCCTTTTCATACTTTTCTAATGCATTAATCTGCTTTTCAATATTTTCAAGCTGCACCTTTCCATCATCATCACGAGAGAATAACTCTCCGTAATCTGCCAAATTGTCAGCCATTTTCTGTTGCTCTGCAACAATATCATTGTAAATGGATATAACCTCGTCAAACATTTCCTGAGTAGAACCCACCCAAGCTTCTTTATTTCCCTGTAAATACTTGTCTCTCTCTTTTTTCGTATTGGTAATATAGGTTTTTAAGTCAATGAACCCATTTTCATATCTTTTAGATATTGCTTCGCTCATTGATTTGTAGGAATCCTCTAAATTTTTAGCGGCTTTTTCCGCTTCTTTTTCCAATTCTTCCGCCTGTTTTTGTTTCCATTTGTAAAGCTCAACATTAACACTTTTCCATTCATCGCTGGTTTCCTTGAGATACTTTTTTTGAACGCCTTGCAGCTGGTTATAGAATTTCTTTTCTTCCATAACTCCGGTATCTCGTAAATACTCAAGTTCCTTGCGGGCGTTTTTATAGGCTTCCACATTTTTATCAACAGCCTGTTTACTGCTTCTTGCGGCCTTAGTCGTAGACTTAGATGCGGCCGTGGTCTTTGAAGAAACCGCCCCAAGATTTTTCTGCAAGTTTTTTAAACTATTAATCTGGGCTTCTACACTTGCCAAACTAGCGGTATCCGCTTCATTGGCCATAGCTTTGGAAAAGGCAAGAGCTGTAAAGCTTCCTGCAGCATCCACTGCCGTTCCCGATTCTTTATTCAATTTGTCCACAAGACTTGTTTTTTGAGCTTCCAAATCCGCAATTTGATTTTGTATTTTCTGCTCGATTAAGTCTTTATAGGCCTGTTCATTGATGGTGATTGCTCCTGTTTCTTCATCAACGGCAAGGGCCATTCCATATCCGGCATCGATCAATTTTGCCGCTGTTGCATGGGAGATTTCTCCTGCTTCTGCCTGTTCTTTTAGGGCATTGGTTGCCAAATCTACGCTTGCATTTACCGCATTGGTGGCATTGCTTAATTGTTCAAAGGCAACTTTATTGTTTTGTGCTTGCGCCGCAACTGCGCTAATGGCTTCCCCTGTTTTATCAATCTGCCGTTGCAAGGCATCATATTTACCTTGAGAAGATTCTATTTCTTTGCTTAAGGCAATCTTAGAATTTCGAAGCTCCAGATTCTTTTGTTCCAAAGCATAGGTGCTATCCCCAACCTCACGCAAGGAAGCAATCTCTTTGGCATTTGCCGCAATCAGGGCGTCCGCTTCTTCAATCATTGCCTTTGTATCCTGAATCTTTTTTTGTTCCGCTTGCTGTTCGGCAATCAGGCGTTTCATTTCCTCCTCTTGCCGTAATTTTTCTATGTAAGCCTCCATATTATCGGCAAGGACAATATAACTACCACTTTCACTGTCAAGAATTAAGACCTGTTCCCCCAACAAAGTATTTATTTCTTCCGCCCTGGTTGCCAGTTCCGCCTGTTGCCCTGCGGTTTTCTCGGTGATAGCATTTAGCTCCTGAATCTGGCAATGGCGCTTTCCGCCGTGGTCAAATCATACATGCGATTCTCTGAATCCCCTTGAATGGTTTTCATGGTTTCGCTGTATTCTTCACCGATAGCAGTAACACTGTCTTTGAATTCCTCCGCCGCTTCCTTACCTGTCAGCATATTTGCAATAAAGGATCCCGCAATCACACTGGCCAAGGCTGCAATGGCGGTGGCAGCCAAACCAATGGGGGTTATGTTTAATGCTGTGGTAAATGCAACCGTTGCCGCAGTTCCTGCCGCTGTTGCTGTTCGATAGGCAGAAACCGCAGTGGATAAAGCGCTAATCCCAATTGCCGCTTTTCCGGTTAAAGTCATCATAGGGCCAATGGCTGCAGTAATGGCTAATATCTTGATAATATTTTCCTTCTCCGCTTCATTCAGGTTTGAAAACCATTTACCCAAATTTTCAACGCCCTCTATTGCGTTATTCACCATTGGTAAGAACTCACTACCCATGGTAATAGCAATATCATTTAAGGTATTCTTTGCAATTTGAATCTGACTGGCTGTGGTCGCATAGCGTTTTTCTGCTTCTGTAGCCAGAGCGGTATTATCAATCCACGCCTGATTTGCCATATCCAGATTTTTTGTTAAAAGTCCGTTGGATGTGGCCATTGCCGCCACCGCATTAGACAGACGAATTTCTGTAATGCCCAAGTCGTCTAAGGTTGCAACAACACTGCCACCGGAACGCTTAATCTGTCCTAAACCATCGATAAACGCCGCCAAAGCCTTTGAGGGATCATGTTTCCATATTGCAGAAAACTGCTCTGCCGTTAAATTTGCAACCTTAGCAAAATCCCCTAATCCTTCGGAACCTGTTGCGACCATAACTTCAAACTGCTTTACCAACTTAGAAATGGCACTGCCCCCGGCTTCCGCTTCAATGCCAAGGGAGGAAATTGTCGTAGCAATAGCCAATATCTGCGGTTCTGTGAATCCAACCAAATCCCCTGCCGCCGCCAACCTTGAGGACATTTCCACAATTTCTGATTCAGTGGTAGCGGCATTGTTCCCCAGCTCAACGATGGTAGAACCTAACCGCTCATAGTTGGCAGGATCAAGCCCCGTAATATTCGCCAATCTGGCCAAGCTATCCGCCGCTTGATTTGCAGATAAGTTTGTACTCTCACCTAAGTCAATCATTACTTTTGTAAAAGACAGTACATTTTCTTTTTCAATACCAAGCTGTCCAGCCTGTTCCGCTACACTGGCGATATCATTTGCAGTGGCAGGAATATCCTTTTACATTGCTCTGATTCCATCAGAAATCTTTCCCAGCTCTTCCACGGTTCCGTCTACCGTTTTTTCTACTCCGGCAAATGCGCTTTCATAGTCAATCAAAGCTTTAGCAGAGTATGCCGCACCCGCTGTGATAGCCGTGGAAAGAACAGTCATTTTCTTTCCTGTGTTTTCTAAATGTTCACCTGCGTTTTTTGCATCATCTGCAAATTGCTGAAGCCTGGCAGAATTGATATTTCCCATTTCTGCATTCATTTTATTCAAATTGCTTGTAACCGTGTGAATATTGGTAGAAATAGCATTTAAAGTATTGGCTTGCTTATTGTACGCCACCTGCGCCTTCGTGGCTTCCTTGGATCCCTCTCCAAATTGAGCATTGGCATCTTTTAATGCTTTTTCTAACACATCTAACTTTGCCTTTTGCTTCTCATATTGCTGGGTAAGGAGTGACATCTTTCCTTTTTGATTCTCAATCTGTTTTGTTAAAACCATAGATTGGTCATTTAGCTTACTAGCACTCTTGTCATTTTCATCATAAGCCGAAGTCACACTTTTCATTTCGGCATTCAGTGCTTTCATTTCGCTATTAATTTTCTTAACAGATTCCCGAAATTCAGCTTCACCCGCAATTGATATACGAGGGCCAATATCATAAGACATAAATTCACCTCCTAAAAATAAACATGAAAAAAGCACCCTTTAAGGATGCTTTACAAATCTAAATCATATGCTATAATAGAACTAAGTAGGAAACCGCCACTAGGTGGTTGACCTCAGTAGAGCAAAGCTACCCTAACCGGCCAAAGTTATGTGGGTAGCTTTTTTATTTTCTCTTATCTATGTAAGAGAGAAGTGCTATCAAAAATAAGCCAAATGTAAGCATTATCATAAATACTTCATATGTACCCATAGCACCACCCCCAATCCTTAGTTAAAATTGGAGGTCAACTACCCAACACGGTTTCCATTTCTTCATTTTACCATATTTTTCAAAACCATTCAACTTATGAATATCCACTTTGAAAGATTATAACAAATCCGGAATCAAATCATCATCCGTGACAATCTCTTTCATTTTTGCGCCTTGGCTGATTTGATGACAAGCAATCAAATCACTCAAAAGTCCGATAGGCGTAGCCATTACTTCATAAGTCTGCATATTAAAAAACCTGCCGTAATAGAGAAACCACGCAAGCGTTAATTCGTCTGCGTGGTTTCTGCGTTTTTTGTATCTGCCTCTACTTCTACCTCTCTTTTTAAACCAATAGCAATTGCCTCCATAACCGCAATTTTCATCTCCGTACATTCATAAGGCCCCATGGAAGCCTCCGCCACCTCTCGTGACAACAAATTCCCTTCTTCCCCAAACAATAGGCGTTTATACTTGACTCCCCATTCATTGAGTAGGAAAAATAACCACATAATGTTATGGATTGCATCCGGCGTTATATCCATATCCATGACAGTAGTTGTATGTTTCAGTTCTCCAAACTTTGCATGGCACTCTGCATAAGCTTGCAGGGAAAAAGCAAGGGGGTAGGTTTTACCCCCCACCTCCCGCTCAATCATTCTAACGCTTTCATTTTTCATCTAAATACCTCCCCTTATGCAGATCTCTCACCAAGGATAACCTTAATATAGGCTCTAGCCTCACCCTCTGTGTCAAAAGTTGCTTCCCTCTTCCATGCATGATTTGCACTGTCATCTCGCATAATCGTTGCGGCAATTTCAGAGGTTTGCCATTCAATGGTGCCTCCTTGGGTAGTGGCCGCCTCATCAAAGATAGAAAACTTAATCTTAGTAAATACTACTGCCCGCCATTTTGGAGCACTGTCTTTTTGTTTTTTGATAATAAGACCCATTCCAAGATAAGGAGGATTCATGTTATCATCATAAATTAATTCATTAATGGTTTCCTCACCTATTGTAAGTTTTTTCGGTGTGATTCCCATGATTAATGCACTTGCTTCTTGCATCAAATCATCCGTTGTCACGGATAATTCTCCACCGCCAAAGGTACTGTCTGTCTCTGCAACACCGTTATCCGCATTCAGGTTGTTATCCTTTCCTGCTTCAATAGAAGTGGACATTTCAACCGCCTTTGCCAATACTTGTCCTTGGGTGTAAGTAACAACACCCTCCTCTGTGGCGTTATATTTTGCAACATAGGGATAACTTAAACCAATCTTTGCCATAATCTCAACACTCCTTTATACTTTTTTACATTCTTGCTCAATTACTTCTTGCATCTTGCGAATCGCTTCATTTTTCTTCCCTTGGACAGCTGGTTCCATAAAGGGCGTTGCGTTCCTTACGCTGGATCCACTCTCTATGGAACGTGCCAAAAGTTGGTTGGGAAGTCCGTTGGGATATTTTTGCGTTGGATAACTGCCATAACCATCAAATCCAATTTTTGTACCGTAGGTTCCTGGACTTTCTTCCCCAATGGGTGCTATTCCCAAGGAATCCAATAAGTCCTGTTTTTGAACCCTTGGCACGCCCATAAATTGCTCCCCTGCTCCCAACATTCTGAATGTATCCTCCGGCAGAGCTTCTAGATTATTTCTGATTTCATCTGCCACCAATCCAGCCGCTTCATAAACAGCCTTTTCAGCAATTGCTTGGGTATTTGCTTCCATTCTGGACAGCATTAACATAAATTCATTTGTTCCCTTAAAAGCAATCTTGGCCATCATCCTCACCCCAATCATAATCTACATCCACATACCACTCATAGTGAATAAACCCGGTATCATCTTCAAACTGCACAGAATTTAACCTCCATGGAATTTCTGCATCATTGAACTTTCGCTGGATCCTGAAGAAATCATGGTCAAATTCATCCTTGGTGAAGAAATGTACTGCACAGCGGATAGCCTGGTGCGTGGTCTTATTATCAGCGTGTCTTGCGCCACTTTGGGTGATTTCGCTCCAAACAATATATTTATTGCCGGGCTTTAGGGGTTTGTAGTGAAAAATACTTTCAGTAATGGTAAGCAAAGTATCCCTCAACTCAATCATTGTCATAGTTGCTTTCCACCCTTTCCAGTAACAATTCCATTTCTTTTGGTTTGGTATTTTCTATGTAAACAACCTTTTTTACTTCATATTTATCATTGCTACCCAGAAAAACCGCTTTATCTTGAGCACTTACCTCAGTCCGATAGGGGCATCTCACAATTTCATCTATCTTAATATTCTGCTGCAAAGATTCATGAAACCGTGTGTGGCCTATAGTGCGCCGTCGAAATCTTAGACGCACTTTTTCCACAATACCCTCTTTTGGCATATTACCCGGTTCTGCGATATTTCCTACTGTGTATATTGTGATCACACCATCATTGTATATCTGCATTTTTTTCTTGTTCATAGTTCTTCATCTCCTGATGGATTTGCAGCATCATCAATTCGTGAAGGTAGTTCTGTTGGAACTCATTTAAGGCACCGCTACTAACATACATAGCATACTCAAAAAGGAGGGCTCTGGCTTGCCCCTCCTTTTCATAATCTTGTTTCCCACCCGCTGCATGATTCAGATACTCCATGCCTCGTGATACAATACCTTTTATTTTTTTATTGGTATCAGCATCATCCCATGTAATATCAAGATAATTTTTCACATCATCCAATAATTCTTCCATCATCCTGTCACCGCCTCAATGGCTGCTAAAATATCTCCTTTTAAATTGCGACTACTTAGCCCGGTAATACCGAGGGATTCCGCATATTCCAACAGTTCCGTTTTGTTCATGCCCTCGGTATTGCGGGTGGATGTGCTAAGCGTCGCCATTAGGGGTTTTCAGGTTCACCTTGGGCAGTACCACCCTCACCGTTAGTGATTGCCTCATTTGTCTGTTTAGGCTCCGATGTACTGGTTACCTTTACCTCCAGCACATAGTTTTCCAAATCCTCAATATTCAGATATACAAAGGCATTTTCATCTTTTGGTCTACCATTGCCATACAGCTTTGCACGGTATAATCTTTTATCTTCTTTAAACATTGCATGGTCGGAGTGCTCAATCTTTCCTCCTTTCCCTGTTCCAAGACCCATGAAGTATTGCTTACCCAATCCAATCACCGCCCGCCCCACAGGTACTGCCGTGGACTGAATTGTTTTTGTTGGATAAGGAAATACATCACTTCTAAACGTCCCATCCGTTGCTCTTACCGTAGTAGCAGGGAACACTTTTGTGAAATAGTCTGTAGGATTTACCACCAAAAGTACAGAGGGAATGGGACGTCTTTTATTATTTGGTGCCTTGGATAACGTATCCAGCAAACCACCATAGGTAGGTGCATCCAACTTTGTAATTGCCACCGCTGTTTTATGGGGGTGCACACCATCCACTGCACCGCTTAATGCCCTTGTCATGCCCAAGGGTTTTTCATTCCCATCCCCATCCACGATAGCAGTTTCCAAACCAACGGCGATGGCCTCGGCCAGAACTGTTCTTACATAACGATCCAACCATGCGGGACCTAAGTCGAGCATGGCATTGCATACCGGAATATACGCAGAAAGTTTTGTGCTGCCCAATTCCAAAATAGAGAAGGTTGCAGACAATTCATCCACAATTTCTCCACACAATTCACCCCACCCTGCGGTGCCGGATGTGGCAGAAAGAAGCCACTTTGTAACCGCTCCCGTGTTCTGAAAATCCACCTCATTCAACAAGGGATGATTCTCCTGCAAATATGTAAAGATTTCATCAATAACAGTGGTGGGCATCACATCATCAATCAAAGTAATTGCTTGCTTTGGATCCACGGACTTCATAGCATCAATGACCTTTTGATAGTATACATTTTCCTGACTGGTAAGCTGTCTTACACCCCTTTGGGCTAAAATACACGAATCTGCACCCTGCACGGCTTGCTCATATTCCTGCATAACCGCTTCCTGAACATTGTTGGCCAAGTCCTTAAAGGCTTGGTTAAACTGCTCAGGGTTATCCTCTGTAATTGCCGAGTTCATTCTTTGCAAAATGACGTTTCTTTCCTCCTGAATTAGATCAAGACTTTTCATAGCAAAAAACTGTAAATCCATTTTCATTTTCATTTTTTTCATGTAATCTCTTCCTCTCTAGAAATAAAATTAACATCCTTTTACGGATGTCATAAACTTTTGTAATCTATTCTGTTGTGGTTCCGCCGGAGGCTGTGGGGTGAGTACCTTGGGAGGCGTGGCCAACTGCTTTAATTTTGCAACCAGCTCCAAGTTTTTTCGTTGCAATGCCTCATGACTCTCTTTCAGTGCTTCCGCCGCTTTTGCCATATCCACTTGCCGCTCCCCGATTTCATCACATAGACCATACTCAAAGCACTGGGTGGCAGTCAACCACGTTTCAGCCGCCATAATTTCTATAAGCTGCTCCTCGTTTAATTTACCGTTAGACTTATCCAAGTAGGCTTGACGATTGCCTTTCATGATAGCGTCTAAATCCTCGGCATTTTTACGATGTTCTCTGGCATTGCCTATAGACATATTCCACATATCGTGCAACATTTGCATAGTAGGGCTGGCCATTACTACTTTGTCGCAGGCCGTTAATATATAGGATGCTGCCGAAGCCGCAAACCCATCCACATAACCGGTAACATAGGCTTGGTGTCTTTTTAATTGGCTATGAATACCCATGGCCTCTTTCACATCTCCGCCATAGCTATTGACATATAGATTGATAAACTTTGCATTTGGGTATTTTGCAAGTTCTTCCCTGAAATGATTTGCCGAAGTTTCACTTGTAATCACCTCGTCATTCCACCAGTCATAACTATCAGGCTTAATGCTTTCATAGATGTACATTTCCAGAGTATCCGGTGAAACAGATTGCTCAAGTTTCCAAATTGTCCTCATTTTTCTCACCTCCCTTCATTGCCCGCAAGGCATCCTCTACCAACTCATAATTTTTTGTAATGAAGTGCTGTTTTGCCCAAGGTTCATCTATGGGATTTTCACCGCATAATTGCAAAATATCATTCACGCAGAAAACACCTGAGCCAATTAATTTATCAATGGACGTAGAAATACTAAACAAATCAATATGCTTAATGGCACGTGTATCAATTTTCAGATACGTCCCTTCCGAAAATGCTTTAAACCCATAACGCTTACGAATGATTTCCTCCTGTATCATATCCACCAAAGGATCCACAGCAAATGTTAGTGTGAAGTCTAGTGCATCCTTGGTACCTTGCACATCCCCACGCAAAAGAGATGGATGAATACCAAAGCCCTTGGCAGTAAAATCAGAAATATCATCAACCATTGCTCTGATATCCCTAGTGGTTTCAGCCGCATAGGTTTTTTGAGCGGTTTCATCCACTTTTTGACCTTTGCCCAAGGGTAGAACTGCATTGTCCGATTCAATAAATTTTTTAAACTTGTTTTTTATTAAATCATCAAAATTCTTTCTTTCTTCACTTCCGGCAACGGGCAACGTATCATACTCGAAAAGAAATTTTCTTCCCCTTGATTTTTGATAGGCGTTTATGCTGTACTGAATCAGTTTTTCATACTCGCCATATAAATCATTGACCACCTGTCGCATGTTTTTATTATTTAACTCAAAAAACAATACATCTGCCTGGTAAAAAGTCTTTTGAAATGAAAAATCGCCCACAGTTACCTCCGTGAACGTATTTTCAAATAAAACCTTTTCATTTTTTGTGTAACTATCAGCAACCAGCAACTGTTCCCCAATACAAATTACAAGACACTCATTATCTCTGCACAGTTTTGCAATTAATTTGTGTAAAAATACGCTTGAATTTTGATTCTTATTTGGTTCATAATTCCACAAATAATACTCACTGCCCTTTTTCTCTTCTCCCTTCACATAGGTTTTAAATTCACACTTGCTGAGTGCATTGGCCAGAATATTGGCAGCCGTCCAAAATGCCGCTTCCCTGATGCAAATAGTGGAGGTATACTCTTGCAAAAAATCGTCTATTTCATCACCGGAAATAGAAACACTTTTTCCCCCACCCACTTTACTACTTAGCCATTCTAAAAAGCCCAACTTATCACCCCCTTAACAAGTAATGACTGGTATATCATCAAAGCTGCAAGCAGCCTCTTCCAGTTCTTCTTCCCCAATCATGGAGTGCACTACAGCCATAAATGGATCCGTTTTTCTACTTTTCGGTTCGATTTTTCCATAATAGAAATTTCCCGTTTCTTCTCCTTTGCTTTTTCCTGCTGATAATAATTTCGTGTTATTTACAGCCCACCGCAATAGAGGGTTGTCCCCCCAGGTAAACAAATGACGGATAAATACATCATCTATGACCTTCTGCACCTTATATATATCATTTGGCCTTACTAATTTCACATTTTTATACTCTTTTGCATCAAACCCAATTTTCCTTAGTTCACTTGCTACAAGAGCATATTTGTTGTTATCCAATAAGATCAGCTTGATATTATATTTCTGCGCCATTGTTGCGATATAATCACATAATAGCCTTGGGTGAATGGTAACATCATCCACAAGTGTCAAAAGTTCCTCATCTGCCCAGGCCTTCCATGGTGCCTGAATCCTGTCTAAATCTTTGGAATTTAAACACAACCATGAATGATTGATATCATACCTTTCCTCGCCTTTCGTGAAATGAAAATTTACACTTGCCAAGTCGTTAATGGCAGCATAGTCAATCCCAACAGTACAGCTCCAACCGGACATATCCGGCAACGGCCTATTGGTTGGAATAACATTTTCCTCAAAGTCTGTTACTGCCAACTCCCGATTGGATCTGGGATAATTCATTCTTTTTGTATAAAACTCCGTCTTAATTTCTTCGGAATATTTCATCTTACCAAACTCTTTTTCCATGGTGTCTTGCAAAATCGGCAAGTATTTTAAAGAAGGATTGGCTTTGTGCCACATTGTCGGATTGTATATTTCTTTTTCACTGTTGATTTTATAAAGCAAAGGAAGAGTTTTAGAGTTCTGTATTACACCATTCAAAATGTCATAACATACTCTCAATTCATTATCCAAAACCCCCTCCCTCACATGACCGTTTGTTGTAATTTTAAAAATACGAGAATGCTTGCGCTTACCAAAACCACTGGTAAAAACGTTGATAATTTCATAACTCATGTACTCGTGGATCTCATCAAAAATAAGACAAGCAGAACGCTTACCGTCCTTCGTCCTTGCATTGGAAGTATGGTATTTGATCACGGATCCAGTCTTTAAATTTCTAATTAGTTCTTTGCTTTTGTAAAAAAACTTTTTTAGCTTTTTCCAGTGCCGCTCCAACACATCATAAATATCATTGAAAGAAGTTTCTGCCTGATCCTCTGAATTGGCTATGATTTCTATGTTATATCCTTTTACACCATGATAGTGGGTGCTTAGGTACCAGCTTACCGGTGAAATAAATCCATTTTTACCATTTCCTCTGCCCATCATGATGATATATTCATCGAAAACAACAGTGTCATTGTCCAAATTATAGCAGTGAATCAATGCAAATAAAAAAAGCTCCCAATCAAAGAGCTGTAACTCAAAATATTTTTCTGTTAATTCAACAGCCTTGTTTATCTTGTCCACATCAATAAACACATTGGGTTTATTTAACCCTTCTTCAACAATGCCCAGGGCCATAAATATTTCATCCCCGACAATAATTTCACCACTGTACACACCGTCCATGTAATCATCAATATAGGGATGATAGGATTTTTTTCTACATCTCTTCATCAGTATCATCACCCACCTGACAAGATGGTTTTAGCGCTAAATAATCCAAAATACATAGCATTTGTTTATTAACTTTCAATAATTGTTCCACACTTTCGTTCTTTTTTATGCCCGCTTGGCCTCCTCCATTATTATAATTTACCGTTACTCCTCTGCCTTTTATGTCTGCCAACAATGCATTTTTTGTATCCCACAATTCTAGATAATCCCGCACTAAATCAAGATAATATTTGCCTAGCGAGCCATTCCGTTCTAGCTGGTCAACTAGATCTTTTTCCAGTCCTTTTCTTGTAATTTGCTTCATACCCCCACCCCCCTCACGTGTGAAATGAATATTTCTGAATTGTCTAGACCCACCTGAGTAACAGCGAAAATCTTAATCTGCGTTTTTTTCGACCGGGGGTATCACCATTTTTCCTCGGTCAACGGCTTCTTTTTTTCGTACTTTCCCATCCGCTCCGGATGGCATTCTGTTTCATGGCAATACTTGCACACGCTGATAAGGTTTCGTTCTTTCCTCCCACTTTCATTTGTGTAATAACTGCTTAAGCATAGCAAAGGGAACTGTCTCAACTCTTTCACATGATGTACTGTTGTTGCTTTCGTGTATCTCTTATATTTATTTTTGCATACTTGGCATTCAAAATGATCCTGTTCAAAAATCTCCCGCCTCTTCCTTCTCCATTCAGGTGAAGCATAAAACCTATGAACATCGCCGCTTCGAATCAAAGCAATTAATTCTGTCAATCGCTCCATTACTTCACCCTCGTTCTTGTAATAAAAAAGGACACCCGTTGGCATCCTCAATCACTGCTCTATTTATCGTACTCAAATGATTCACCACATTTGCGACAAGACTTGTTACCATTTTTAGACCATTGCGGAATGGCATCTCCCTTTCCACAATGTGGACATTTAAAGAATTTAAATCTGATAATTAATGAACCAACTATCATGCTCCATGCCGTCCATAAACAAATTTGTCTTATCGTCCAGTCCTCAAAAAAGAAATATGAAACTAAAAGAATAACTAAAGCTACACAATCCAACACAATACTCACTCTTGCATACGATCTTTTTAACATGTTCCCACTCCCTAGTCATCCTTAATCAATTATCTATTTGTCATATTCAAACACCTTGCCACATTCATCGCAAGCCCTGGTTCCATTCTTCGACCACTGTAGAGGCACTGTAAACTTTCTGCAGTTTGGACACTTAAGATATTTAAATCTAATCCTATACGAAACAGTAAAGAATAAACAATATGCGATAATGAGGACTAATTTAAAGTTAAATTCAGTAGGAAAAAAAGATGCAATCCAGCATATTCCACCAATACAATAAGTCACTATGCTTATTCTAGTCTTTAACCTGCTTAGCATATTTTCACCCCCCTGATAATACATCGCCTTTTATAATTAATTAAGGTGCATATGCATCCTGACGCTTATTCATTTCATCTACCGCCTCTTTTGTGAGGTTTGTATACCTGTATTGAACGATGTATTCTTTCACATTATCTTTTTTATGGCTTACCAAGTAAACTACTTTAAGATAATATGTATCCTCATGTTCATATAACTCATAGTGATATACTACAGGCCGATATCTACTTGCTAACTTAATCGGTTGTGCACTACGCTGACTATCAAAAATATAAACAGGAGCTTCTTTCTCAATCTCAAGACTTTGCCATGTTTCAGCATTCATCCCTACAATCTCTCCTAAATAAACATCTAGGATCGGATTATCCTCATTAAAAGTTTCTATCTGCTCTCGATAAGCATAATCACACAGATCGTATAACCTGCTTACTTTTCCATCTATGTCAAGAATAGTATGCGTTCTCCATATGGCTCCAATTTGAGGTGGTACAAAAAAAAGCACGAACAAAACCAAAAGTGAAATTAAAATGTCACGTTTCATTCTTAACACCTCCCTATTTTTTATATTTCAACATAAAATAGTTAAATCCTTCCATTTTCTTGAAATAGTTTTAGGTACTCGTTTTCATAGTGCCTAAGAGAGGTGTTTAGAAATATCTACGGTATCATAATACCACATAAAAAAGTACTTTTGGGGTCAACTTTTTTTATTATCAAGCAATATAAAGAAAAATTTTTTTCTGCGTTTGAACGTTGAAGAAGAACAAGGTGCACCTAAGTGTTGATATGGTATGCCATCAACCACATTTGTAATTATGTATTGATATATTTCGGAATCCGCTTCGATTGCCGATTGCTCAATTATTGAAATATCTCTTTCCAACTGTGCCTTTTTTATTGCTGTGTCCGCTGTCCGATCTGACGTTTTACCGCCTCCTCCCATACTGCCAAATACAGGGGAAGAAAGCTCTGTAATAGACCTTAACTGTAATTGTTTCTCCCTATATTGCTTGCAAAAAAATTTTAACTCACGATATCGGTTAGGAGAGATATTATAGTTTTGTAGTTTTAAATCTCTATCTTTCTTCATCGTCCACCACCTCTCCTTTAATTTGTCCACATTGCTGTGGATTGTTTAAGCAAGGGTTTTTACACTTTTCTTTGTTAATGCAATCCATACAGCAGATATTCCCTCTCATATGGTCACAATTAAATATTTGGCAAGATCTATACCTTTTGTTTTTTGTTGTATTCATTCTGCACCCCTTTATAAATTATTCTCATTCAATCCTCATCCTTTACATGATGGTGAATTGAAGGTATAAAAATCCAAATTAACAACCACTCTAACCCATTAATCGGATATGTAGTATCAAAAATTTCCATGAAAGACAAATTCAATATATCTAAAACCCAAAATATTGCTAAGCAAGCACGAAATAATTTATACATAATTCACACCCTTTCTGGCTTATTCATATAATCCAAAAACAAAACGGATCCATTAAACTTAACCTGATATTCTTCAACATCATTTGCAGTGATATACTTCCGGCCATAATACTCTTTCATATCCCGCCAGATCTTCCAAGGGATGAAGAAAAACTCATCCTCAAGCCCAACGCATACCGCCGCTACTGCACCCAAATTCATATGGCTTTCTAAAGCCTTTTGTTGGTCTGTCGTTAGCACGTCTCGATTCATCCGGTCGGAAGTTGTGGTCTTTGCTTCAAATACGATAGACCGTCCATTGTCAAGGGTTCCTTGAAAATCTGGTTGGGCATGAGCTGTAAACCTCCCCATAAACATTCCATCATTGCCTTTATTCAAAACCCGAAAAGGTTCAGGTGTTTTATTAATATCTGCCCGACCGTTTTCTCTGTATGTATTGCACCCCGCCAGAATTGCAATTTCAAATAAATGCCCTTGGGCGTTATTCGTTGCGTTTTGGTGCTGCCGCTTTGCTGCTTGCTGATTGTAAGCCATTACTTATCCCGCCTTTCCCATATTTAATATTTAATTCCTACATAGTCCAACACCGGTTTCATTCCCAACCCACCTTCATTCCAAGGTTTTAAACAATAACGATAAACCGGCGGATGGGTTATTTTCATTCTTTGAAAACGGTTTGGTTCTTGTTCCAAGTGGGCACCAAACATACAGAACATGCATCCTGTACGACTAACTCCTGTTGTGCGATACTTTGACGGAACATAACCATCCAACCACATTTGTCCATCCATTTCACAATCGGCTATCACTTCCCCATATACAGATGAAATTTGGATATCATTTTTCACTATGTATTCAAGCACATCATTCTCAACCCATAATGACATTGGGTTACTGATAGGAAATTTTGAATCATATAAATTACAACCGCCATTAATCCACTTTTGCGTTCTTAACTTACTTTCATCCGCCATTTGCCCTGTGATTGGAACCTTACCAGTTTTTCTATAAAATTTATGTAGCGGCCTTTTCTTCATCACATCACAACACAGATTACTTACACCAAACGGTGCATCCAATAAAAAGCACCATTTCTCTTGATTGTATTGTGATTTCTTCCCCTTAAATTCTAGTTCTCCACGCAGTTTTTTTACATAGACGTTTTCAGGATCAGTTGTGCGGCGTGCATAATAAATACACTCTGATACTTCTTTGCTGATCACAGGGTAACCGTACTTTTCAATGACCTGCCTAAAACTCATATCAGGCCTTAAAATTGTTACATTATCAAAAGCTTTTACAAACTCTTTTATTTCCGGATATTCTAGTCCGGTATCTACGAAAACCGCTTCAATATACGGATACATTTCTCTGACTATATGTAATAAGACTGTGCTGTCTTTTCCACCTGAAAATGAAATATATACACCGTTTGGTCCATAACGGTCTACCCATTCTCTAATTCTCTGGCGTGTCATTCCCAGTTTTAAATGCATTGGGAGAGATTGCATTTGTTTTAATTCTTGCATCGTTCTTTTGGCTTCATCCAAACTAATCCCTCTTTTCCTTGGACTTGAAACTAAGTTATATGCTAATTCCGTTTACTCCCTCCCAATAAATTCACAACCCATCAAACACCAAACCTTATTGGCTCCACCGTTTTCCTTGCACCTTTCACAATTCATGACCCTCTTCCTTTTGCTGAAACACCTCCGACACAAACATTTCTCACAATTCGGTTTTCTCTTTTCCTGTTCCATAATCATCACCGCCTAATCTAATAGCTTTTAAATATCTTATAGGACCAATTTCCTCTGAAAAGTATTCACTGCTTTCCACAACCAGGTACCCCTTGGGAGGTTTGGGCTTCTTTTTCGGGTTAGCCGAATTTATTTTTTTCACAATGACTTTCGGTTGTACCAAGTTTCTACTTGTGGTCCATCTTTTTTCATACTCTTTTATATTTTCCTTTGTTATGTATCTGGCCAACCCTGTATAATCTCCGCCTGGCTCTAATTGAGAAATCATAACTCTACCGTTTCCCCACAGCTCTGTTAATTCCTTAAGGGTAATATCCATGGCATTCACCAAAAGGTGATGGTGCTCACGGCCACTTTCCGATTCAGTCACCACGATATACTTTACGGCAGAAAGTCCTTTTTTCTTTCTCCACCGTCTCAGGCGGCTCAAAAAGTTCCGTAGTTCCCTTTTGATTTCTTCTCTAGATAATCTTCTACGGTATGTAAGAGTAATAAACAAATCTCCTTGACTGAAATTTGCATTAATCAATCTGGATAATTTCCTTCTTGCTAATTTCAAATTTCGTTCTTTCTGTTCTTCCGAAGTCAGTAGTTCATTTTGTCCTCTGTTATATTTTTTTCCAATGGCTCTTGGGGAGTAATACTCCTCACACTCATATACGTCTCCTGCCCATATGTGTTTTCTATATCTTGGCATTGCTTTACCCCTTTCTATAAATAACCATAGCCCTAATGTTAATTTTGTTATCGAGGAGTTAAAGGGCAACTCTGCCCCTAAATTCCTAGGTTTTAGAAACAGGCTTTTTCATGGAAAGCAACCCAAAACACTTGTGAAACAAAGTACTATGTTGTATAATATAAGTACTATATCTTGGGTTTTATCAAAAGCCCCGCCCCTCTTCCTACGCCTATAGGAGAGGGGCATTTTCTTTATTCAATTTACCTATTTGTCCCGCTTCATTTTTCTGCAGCGTCACGCCTTGCCTCAGCTCTGCATCGGTCGGCTAATGTATCTAAGGCTTCATAAAGGTCAGTTCCCCCTTGCCTATACTCCATAATTACAGCAGACAGCACCATCCCATCTTTCACTGCAATGGCTCTTGCACCGCCACTTTTTCTAATAAAATATCGTATGTAACCAACTTCCTTTTTCACGGTCGGCGCCATTAGTTCTGTATCAATCCAAATAACACCATCAAATGTGTATATTGGCGTGAGCAAACTTCCCCCATAAATGACGGTAATCCCTGCATCCTCTGCGGTTACCTCCACCTCATCAGGTAAATCATTTTTCAGTATCCGTGAAGATTCCTCTTCACACCTTGCAAGCCACTTTTGCCTTTTATCATCCGATATCCCCATTACTGTTAAAACGGTATCCTCATCCAATACAGGCATGTTTTCCAACCGATAGACAGCGCTGCCGATACTCAACCATTGTTGACCATCATCATCCTTCATCAATACCGCCGTCTTATTTCTTTTTGCCAGTGATGTAATTTTAGAAAACTTCATATTTTCACCTCACAAACCCATCTCGCTATTTTATTTAAAACCTTGCCCCACCCTTGACACTGCAAGAGAGGGGCACATTTTTTACCTATTCTTTTTGTTCTTCCATAACACAAACATTCTGTGTTTCTTCCTTATTATAATCACCATTACAATCACAGGTTTCCCCATGGTCTAAGGACGCTCCGCAAATGGGGCAGACATTAAATTTACTCATATAAACCTCCTATGTATTGAATATTGAAATCTCTTGTTTGAAAAAAGAATATATGCTATAATCAATTTGAGTGTGGTGCTGGGTTTCCCAGTGCCTTTTTTATTGCATAAATTCCTCATTATCTCCTCCATGGCTTGTCCAGCCAAAGCCCAACCAAAACAATTACTAGTACGATGGCACAGCACTCAAAAATTAAGAGAGCTTTTTCAGGTGCCGATTTTGAAAGGGATTCAAAAAATGTTGCTGAAATTACTGCTACAATTAATATAAAAATACTTTTGAGCAGTTCCGAAAGAATGCACTTACTACGCCTACGCTTTTGTAATTTCTTTATACGCTTTTGCTTACGTTGTCTTAAATCAAATATCTGCTCTACCTCTAATATCTCCCTTGGTTCCATTGCCGTTCCTCCTCTCTCCGGATGTTCAGGCCTTACAGATTTCAACTCGCTCCCCCTGCTCTCGCCTCCGCAAAAGGTTATACCGAAAGAACGTTTTATGGGTAGGAAGTTGAACCACAAAACCATGATTCCATAATTCCACAACGGTACCTTCCCGCATTTTATATTTCCCTTTGTTCTGCACGTCTTGACTGACTTTGTATTGCCGTACTTTTGCACCAACTTTTAATCCATAAGCCTCAGCCTTGGCACGAGTCATATTGTCAAAAACCGAAGCTTTAGGCGGTTGGCTTACTTCTGATCTTGCCATAGTCCCCGCCTCCTTATAGCTCCATACAATTTAATATTTCTCTGAGAGCTTTTGCCTCATCTGTAGTTAAGACAATACCCTTACCGCATTTTGTATGGGTATCATTCCACCCACGAATGTCTATCTTCTCTTTTCTGCCGTTCCAGCTAATTAGATTAACCTCTTTTTGAAAATCCCCCTCTGAAATAACTCCAAATGTTTTTGAAATTTCAAACTCTTTTGCTGGCATATGTATCTCCTCCTTATTGTTTTTCTTTTCCAGACTTTATGATTTTTTCTATCTCTTCTATTTTCTTAAGTAAAATAGGCTTCATTTTGCCGCAATCCTCAAAAACTACTCTATCCTTCAGGCGGCTAGCCATAGTAAGCAAATCATCCACAGCGTCATACCGCTTCAGTATGATGGTATCGTTATCTGTAAAAATTTCTAAAGTGTCTCCAATACTAATACCCAAATTTCTTCTAAGCTCTATAGGCAGAACAATCCTCCCAAGCTCGTCCACTTTTCTTGTAATTCCTGTAGCTTTCATAATTTCATCCTTTCTATATGTCATAAGAAATCAACTTTTTACAACATCGCCTCTGCCAGTGCGTGAGGATCAAGCTTTAACTTATCCTTAAACACCCTCAAATTATTAACTGTGAATTCCTCGGGATAATGATTCATACGGCGGTTATACGTTGAAACCGATACATGTAAATAAACCGCCATTTCATCCCGACTAATTCCATTCTCAAACATAGCCGCCTTTATTAACGCTGGGAGTCGTTTATCTACCTTTTGCTTTTTCAAAGCTCACACCTCCTACTCTCTGATTAGCTCAAGCAAGAGAGTTGCTCTTTCATTCGACTCACACCATTCCCTCTCATAACCCTTTTTGGGGCTACTCATAAGATAATTTGAGCTATATGCAAATACATTGTTCATTTCCATGTCATAATACTTTTGAAGTAATTCTTTTTTATTCATCAAATTTCCCTTTCTTCTTCACCTTCAAATAACAAATTATTAGTAGAATTATTTACACTCTCATGTTACAATTTCCTAAAAAGGGGTTGTTTTTGTGACAATACAAGCCATCATATTTTTGCATCATTTTAAGAAAATTCAAATAAAAGAAGATGGTGAAATCTGGTTAGATACAGATAACCAGCTAATGAAAACTATGCTTGAAAATAAAGGTGATCCCGCTAAAGTCAGAGATTTGTCAAGCATTTGGACTTCTATTCCCACGATGCTTCAATACCTTCAAGATTCAGGACTATTAAAAAGGACTGGCATTGATTATTATTCTCTTACTTATGCTGGTTATCATTACTTCCAGACAATTACATCATCTTTTATTAGATTCTTATTAAATTCGATAATTGTACCTATACTTGTTTCCATTATTACTACAATCTCTCTATTTGCGATTGATAGATGGCTACATTAAGAATTTTGTATAAATAAAAATTGTCGTAATCACACTTATTAAAATATTTAAATAAATTTCCAAAAAAATTCTATCAAAGCGTTTCACCTTATCTCGGAACACTTTTTCTTTTTTATCCATATATTACACCTTCCGTAATAGGGAGCATCAACAATATATTGATTACTTCACGGGGCAGTTCTCTGCCTCTTTTTTTATTTCTTTTATCTCTTTATTTAACATGAGCATTTTGGTGTACAAACTATTAAATTCTGAGAACATCCTATTCATATTCCTGTCCAATTTATGTAGCAACGCTGTTTGATATATAATTTCTTTTGCTATATAGCAATCTGGATTTATATTTACTTTCCATTTTTCTGATGATATAGCCTCACTAGCTCTTTCACGTTCTTCATTCAAGATTCTTCGTGCTATTTTTTGACTTCTGTCTTGTATTTCCGATTCTTTCACAGTCTTAATTTCTTCTCTTTTTCTGGAGAATTCTTCTATCTCTTTTGGTGTTCCTATAATCTCCATTCCCGCACTCCTTTCTATCTTTATAGAATTGCTATAATAAAAATTTTCTTTATTAGCAAATAGGGCATCTTTTAGCTCTTGTCAGAAGAAGGCCGCAAAGCTCCTCTACATCTTCACAACTTAGATTCTGATTTAAAAATTTTTTATACACCTCATCTGCTATTTTGCATATAACCAGGTGCTTTTCTTTTCTCAATTCTTTTTCTTGGGATATCTCCTTCGCTCGCTCCATTATTGTTTTTTCTTCGTGGCTCATCTCTACCCTCCTATTTCTCTAAAAAATATGTACAACTCTTTGAACTGTTAAGCATTCGTTCTTATAGTTACTAATTCATCCATGGTAATGCCCAGCCTATCCGCTACTTGCTTAACCTTTAAGATTGACGGAATATTCTTGTCCCATTTACAAATACTACTTCTCGGAAATCCCAACTCAGTTTCAAGTAAAGATACACTTATTCCATTTCTGCCGCATTCCTCTTTAATTCTTTCGTACATATTCATCAAATAATCACCTCCCTTTTTGTGCGTAATTTTTTACTTTATTCATTGACCAGTTGCGTAAAATATTATATAATTAGTTTTGCTTAGAACAATTATATATTGCGCCTTAAAATCGCATACGCAAAATTTTGTGCAATTCTTAACTTTATTATACTCAAAATATTGCGCATGTCAATACTTTGTTGCGCAAAATTTTAAGGAGTGTTTATAGTGGGGATTTATGAACGAATAAAAGAGGTTTGCGAAGAGAAAGGTTTTTCGATTAATAGGCTTGAAAAAGAATTATCATTTCCTAGAAGTAGTGTCTCCAAATATAACACCAGCTCTCCAAGTATAGATAAAGTACAAAAGATCGCTGAACACCTAGGTGTTAGTGTTGATTACTTAATGTCTAAAGAGATTAAAACAGAAGAAACGCCGTATTACATTAACGATGATGCACGAGAAATTGCGGAGGAGTTAGCCCAGAATCCTAACTTGCATATTTTATTTGATACAGCACGTGGGGTATCGGCGGAAGATTTGCAATTTGTAATTGACATGGTAAAACGATTAAAACAAGACAGTGAATAGAGGTGTCGCTTTTGATAAATGACTCAGAATTTTGCATAAGATATATGGATATGCCTTGTGCTGTAAAGGCTTTCGTTGTAGAAGATAATGGCTTTTACAACATCTTTGTGAATTCTAGATTAAATTTTGAACAAAACATGAAATCTATAAGACATGAGCTTAGTCATATTAAAAATGGTGATTTCTTAATTTGTAGTGGAATTGATTTTATTGAAAAGATACGACACGGAATGAAATAGAAAAATTCCCCACAGTACTGCGAATACTGTAAGGGAATTAAAAAAGACTACCTGCTAAATAATCTCAATTTGATTGTATCACATTGTTAAAATATGTCAATCACGAGAGGGAAATTTTCTATGGAGAAGATTGTTAAGTTCTATAAAGCAATTCCCGAACCCTGTTTGGGGCTAGTAAACGACGTAACAAATAGTGAAAAACTTCTAAGCATTTTTGAAATGTTTTTTGATCATCCCACCTCGAGTAAAATTTCATATCGTTTTACTCTAAAAGATTCAAATTTATGTTTTGATATCATAGAAAAAAATCAAACATTTATTTTTGGTAAGTATTGCAAAGTGGAAGATTTCGTAAATGAAGTTTTTATTCAAAAAAGGAACTCAAAAGATAATACAACAGGACCATACGAGCCAGACCCTAATGAATTAATGGAAAGATTCACTTATTTTTTAATAGACTATAAGTTATGCGTCCTTGTCACTATTCATAATAAAAATTTGCCTAATATAGGTAAAATTCTTCCTGAATTTGTTTGGAGTGCTTCAGATCATCAACTAAAAGTTTCCATTCTTCCTTACCAGATAGAAAATATTGCTGAACATTTAAAAAAATTCAAAAAGTGCAAAGACCTAACTCTTACTTTTGCAAACCCTGAATTGACGGATACTTATATACCCTTACCTAAAGTATTAAAAAATTGTAATTTTAATTCTTTTAAAGTACATCTCAGTATAAAAGAACATAGTGAAAGTTTTATTAGTGATTTAATACAATGCAAAAACGAAAAAAGTACTTACGACTCAGTTTCCTTTACAGCTCTTAATGAGTATGGTCTTGAAGATACAATAAACCTTATGGAAACCATTTTGACAAAAAAGGTAAATATTGAATTAAATAACGATATTATTTTTAACACAGAACAAATCAAAAAAGTGTTATTGAAAGAGCTGACTGAAGCTTTTACACATAATCATTAATTAATGAAATGTATCTAATTGCAATCACTACATCGGCTAACCCCATTAGCAACAGAAGTACCACCCACTTTGTGGAAAATCCAAAGAGCCACAATAAAATACACAAAATGAAGAATGTGCAACCAAAAAGGATACTTTTCTTAAATATTTGATGATGTCCAGACTGTATCACCCTACGCATCACTTCATTATTTTTCGGTATTGATGCATATAGGGTGAATATCGCAAGTAAAACACCAACAAAGACTCCAGCTAGGGATACTACGCTTTCAACCTTGTTTTCAAAAACTATAACTTTAAATATCTTTAATTCCACTAATAGTATATAGACTATTAATAAAATTAAAGGCAAAAAGAAATATTGATGTTTTGCTATATACCTATAATTTTTTTTCATAAGCTCACCTCAATCAAGAACGTACGTTCCTGCATGTTATTCTTTTTATTATATGCGTATTTCGTTCGGTTGTAAATATGTTTTCAAATAAAATAAAAATCCCCCACTCCGCTACCAACGAAGTGAGGGACAAGCGGTCGCACCGTGGTACAACAGCCCTGAACAAGCTAATTGTATCACAGGACCGCTTTATTTACCATACCAAAATAAATAAAGGAGGTCTTATTTTTTATGGCAACAGCTAAGAAATTGCCGTCCGGTTCCTGGACATGCCGTGTTTATAGTCATACGGAAACCGTTGACGGAAAAGAGAAATCTGTCTACCAACGTTTTACTGCTCCCACCAAAAAAGAAGCAGAATTTCGAGCTGCGGAATACGCCCTAAACAAAACCCGCAGAAGAAACCCTGCAAACTTGACCGTCAAAGAAGCGATAAGTGGTTATATCGATGCAAAAAGAAATATTCTATCTCCTTCCACAATTGTTGGTTATGTTTCTCTTGAAAAAAGAGCATTTAGTGAGATAGATATTACTATTGCAAAATTAAACAATGATATTCTCCAAAGATATTTCAATAAAATGTCTACGCAAGTTTCTCCTAAAACCCTTCGTAATATGTCCGGATTACTGAGTGCATCTATCTACTATTATGCACCCGACTTTGTCTATCGTGTTGCTCTACCGGCGAAGCGGTCCTCAGAGATTGAAATACCTGAAGCCGATGAAATAAAAATGCTAATGGATGCCGCAAGTGGATATAGAATTTTACTTCCTGTCATGCTAGCATCGGGGATGGGCTTAAGACGAAGTGAGATATCAGGATTAACCGTGGGAGATGTCAACAAGAAGAAAAAAACGCTTTCCATCAATTCTGCTGTCGTCCAGAGTGAAAACAAGGAATGGGTCACAAAGGGTACAAAAACAAATTCAGGAAAACGCACACTTTCTATACCTGAATATATTTATCCTACCATTCTGGATGCAACGAAAGACAAAAGTAAAGAGGATAGCCTTACCGGTATGACTCCCTCTGCAATTTCCAGCGCATATAATAGGCTGCTTGAAAATTCAGGAGTAACAAGGTATAATTTTCATTCTTTAAGACACTACTATGCTTCTATGATGTTGGCCAATAATGTGCCAAGTAAATATGCAGTAAAACGAATGGGACACGCCACCGATGATATGCTGAAAAGAGTATATCAGCACATCATGAGTGAAAAAGACATTGAAGTTACGGACGTTATAAATGAGTATCTAAATAATGCATTTGGAGGGGACAAAAGTTATCGCTAA